TATTAAGGACGGTTCCACGGCGGATAAAGCGTTGACGCGGTTTCAGGCCCTTAAGCTTGAGGATTTAAAGAAAAACAAACCGGCATCTGCGGGCCCAGGAGCAGAACATTCGGAAGGCGTGCCCGAAGGACTTTCCGGGGTTGATCTCTGGAAGTGGGAATTTGCTCATGTTCCTGATATCAACAAGCAATTCTCATCCGAAAAAACGTACATCGCATTTAAAAAGGCCGATGCGCGCGGAGCAGTTAAGATCTTGAAAAGAAAGTAAGATCTTAAAGCTTAACTATGTTTTTTGACTGTTAATTTAAAAACAAAAAAAGGAGGAAGGTAATGACTACGTTAGCAAAAGATACACCTAGGGCGTATGAAATGGGCGAAGTGAACGATCTCCCGATCATCGCCAACGATATTATTTATGAAGGCGCGGCGGTCGGAGATAACGGAAGCGGTTATGCCAGACCGTTAGTCGCGGCCGACCCTTTTTTAGGGTTTGCTAAAGAAGAATGTGACAACACTGGAGGGGATGCGGGAGCGAAGCGCGTCAAGGTTCAAGAGAAAGGCAAAATCGTTCTCAACGTTACTGGCGTTTCTGGCGTCGGCGATGTCGGCGACGCGGTTTATGCCGATGATGACAATTCTTTCACAAAGACGTCAAGTTCCAACACAGCCATCGGTAAGGTTGCTCGATGGATCAGCGGAACACAGTGCGTTGTTGCTTTTGAGTCCCTTCAGCTTAGATCGATCTAATTTAAGTTGAAGACTTTGTACAAATTAAACTATTGAATTAATAACCAAGAAAAAAGGAGGCATCACAATGGGTCTAAAGGAACTTTCAAGTCGAGATATAGTCGGCCGTTTTTTTGAGCGGCTGGAATCGGCCGGAAGCCTAGCCTGGATCAGCCAGGTCAGCATGCTTTTTCCGACTGATCAAGAAACAGAAAATTATAAGTGGCTCGGGTTTTCACCATCCTTGCGCCAATGGGTTGGCGGAAGGCAAAAGAAGGGCGTCCGCGTCAATGGTGTAAGCATCACCAATGTTATTTATGAATCAACTCTCGGCATTAGTGTTGATGATAAGCGCCGGGATAAATCAGGGCAAATTGATATCCGTATTGCGGAAATGGTTGATGACGCGATCAACCACTGGTCAACACTTTTAAGCACATTGATCATCAACGGAGAGACATCTCTTTGTTATGACGGCCAGGCTTTCTTTGATACGGATCACACGGAAGGAGACAGCGGAACGCAAACCAATGACCTATCCGGCAGCGACTACAGCGAGTTAAGTGCTGTTACAACGCCCACAAACCCCACCGCTGATGAATTGGCAAACGTCATCGTTAAGATGATTCAGCATGTTTATAGCCTGAAAAATGATCAAGGCCGGCCGATGAATCAAAGAGCTCAGAATTTTTTGCTCATGGTTCCTGTTCCCTTCTATGGAAATGCCGTTAAGGCTGTTTATGGGCAGACCCTCAACGTAGGCACTGGGGTTACAGATAATCCTGTTGCGGCTTTACGCAATCGCGGAATTAGCATCGAAGTCGTGGCGAATCCCGAACTGACATGGACAACCAAGATGGCACTTTTCCGTACAGACGGAAACGCCAAGCCATTGATCCGTCAGGTTGAGCTTTTAGATGGCCGTAAGCCATCTGAAGCCGATATTGCCGGCGAATGAGAGGCTATGGGCATTCAGGTTTCTGCTCTTGATGAGACATCAGAGCATGCCTTTAAAGAAAATGAGGAGCTCTATGGCCTCAAAGCCAGCCGGAACGTCGATTATGGCTATTGGCAGCATGCAGTTTTAGCAACATTGTCGTAATTGTAAAAAGTAAGCCATAGCTCCCGTCTTATTTTAAGGCGGGAGCCATGGCTTTTTTAAAATTAATTTTTTCAAACGGGGGAGAAAAAAGATATGAAAATCAGGATCACGCTTAATAAAGAAAAAGTTTTTAACGGCAATATGAAGAAGCCGGGCACTGTTCTTTTGACCGGTGACGTAGCAGATGGTATTGAACCGTTTAAGGTTATCCATGCTATTAAGCTTGGCGAAGTCGATATCGATTACGAAGAAAAAAAAGAAAAAAGCAAAGACAAATAGCAGCTCGGAGCGGCCATGGGATTAAAAACACAGATGCCCACAGACATGGAAGACACGTTTTTAAATACTGATGAGTTTGCCGACAGCATTGTTTTCACAACCAAGGCTGGGATAGCATCGACGATTCCGGCTCTCATCGATCGGACACCCATTAATGCCAAAGGGGAAGACCAAGGAAGGATCCTTCAAAAGCAGGCCGAGATCACTATTCATAATGATGTAGACAACGGTGTCATATCCATTGATACAAAGGGCGACAAGGTAGCATTCCCGGCATTGCCGGGCGGAGATAGCGTGGATTGGGACGTTATTCAGATCTTAGATTCCAGTGAAGCCCACTGGCATTTATTGGTATCGCAATAATAAGGGGTGCAAGATGGCAGATGTTTTATCTATTGAGATCAACACGCGCGATCTTGAGAAGGCTGTTCGCTTTTTTCCAAAACAGCTCAAAATGCAACTGGGGGATGCCTTTGACCATATCAGCCTACATTTTTTAAAAGAATTCCGTGCTAAACGCCTTCAGGGCCCCCCGGGCGAGCGTGGATCCCCCGAATTTTATAGGCAATTCAGGCGTAGTTTTTTCATCCCGACCGGCGGTGATATCAAAAACATGGGTGTTGAAATATTTTCCGAATCGAAAGTCGCAGGAATTCAGCAGACTGGCGGCGTCGAAACTTCCAAGACAGGACAAAGAATCCCCGTGCCTCTTTCGGCGCGACAGGAACTTTTCTCACGCACCGGAAAACTCAAAAAAAAATACAAACGCCCCGGGCAACTTAAGAATATTGTTCCGATCATCTTGAAGGGTCAGACATTTTTGGCCAGGGTCAAAAAACACACACGCGATATTTTACCACTTTTTGTTCTAAAGCGATCTATTACCTTGAAGCCACGGCTCGGTTTTTACGAGTTGTGGGATACACAAGAAAACTGGCGGATTGAACGGCTTAACAGAGCTATTAACAATACTTTGTGGGAGGCTTAACCGTGGCAACGTCGATCCGAGAATATATTTTACAGAATATTAAAACAGCCCTAGAGGTTATCCGGATATCGAACGGATATCAAGTCGACATTGATAACGTTCAACGTTGGGAGCAGGAAGGCAACGAGCTTCGTCAAACGCCCTGCGTTGTTGTCGTTCCCGACGATGAAACAATTGATGATGGCCCTGATCCTGAAGTGATACGCCATTTGCCGGTAGATCTGGTCCTTTGGTATCGGCATGATAAGAACAAAATTGATTGCTCAGCAGATGAGGCTCTTTCGATGTTTTTGGCTGATATCGAAAAAGCGATCATGGCAGATCATACGCGCGGAGGATATGCCGTTACTACTTCTTTGAAAGGTAACACGCCTTTTACGACAGCTGAAGGACAACCCTTTTGCGGATTTTTGGTGCACATTGAAGTGCTTTATGAGACGCGTTATAACGATCCTTATTCCTAAACAAAACGAAAAAATTAACAAACAAGCATATTACAAAAAAAGAGGAGGAAAACACAGAAATGTCAAAATCAACGAGAAGAAATGTAGTTCTGCTTAAAGAAGAAAGTGTATACGGGAACGACCCAACGCCAACGCCGGCAGACAACGCCATATTGGCCATGGACCTTGAGGTCAATGTCCAGGGCGACAAGATCGAGCGTTCCCCGGGACTAGCATCGTTAGGCCGGTTCAATCCCATTATAGGAAAACGCTGGATCGAGCTGACTTTTGGGGTTGAGATCCGCGGATCAGGGACGGCCGGAGTTGCCCCGCGCGTCGGTGATGCTCTTGAGGCCTGCGGCCTTGCTGAGGACGCTCAAGTATCTTGCGTTGATTATGCTCCTTCATCGGAAAATCATAAAAGTGTGACTATTTATGCATATATTGATGGCGTTGTCTGGAAAGTCGTTGGGTGCTTTGGAAGCGTTGAAGTCGTTGGAGATATTAACGCCATCGGCCGCCTCAATTTTACTTTTATGGGGTTGTACGCCGACTACATTGATGTCGCCCTTCCCAGCGGATGCGTTTACGATCCGCGCCCGGAGCCGTTTCTTAATGCTGCGTTTACATATGATTCTATAACGGCATTCAAAATAAGCCAGATCCAAGCCAATCTTCAGAACGAAATCGTTCCAAGCGAAGACGTTAACCACGTTAATGGTGTTTCTGGATTTACGATCAGCGGACGCAATGTCGTTGGAAGTTTCAATCCGGAGATGGTAACAAAGGCAACGTATGATTTTTATGGCAAATGGAAAGCATCAACAGCGGCCGCCATGAGCGTTACGTTCGGCCAGACAGCAGGAAAGAAAATGACTCTTTCCGCGCCGGCGGTGACAATGGATTCCGTAAAGCCCGGGGACCGCGGCGGGATCCGCATGTTTGATATCCCCGTTAGCTATGGGCTAAGTACCGGGGATGATGAAATAAAGCTTAGATTCGCATAAAAGCAAACAACAAAAAAGAGGGGGCATGACCATGATCACAGGAATAAACATTAATCAAAACGTTGAATTTATCTCTCAATATGACACGGACAAAGAAAATCCGACAATTTTCGTTTTGGGGCCGCTGGACGCAATGACCGATGAGATTCTTAACGATTCGGCTTCGTCATTCGACTATGACCCCAAGCGTCCGGACTCAATGGCCAAGGTGCAGATTAAGTACAGCCAAAAAAAACTCAATGTCTTGAGGGCTTGCTTAAAAGACATTAAAAACATGCAAGATCCGTCAACGGGGAAGCCTCTTGAGTTCAAGACGACGGCGACACCCATTTTCGGGAAATCGCGCAATGTTGTATCAGACGAAATATTGAAGATCATTCCAAAAAAAATTCGGGATGAGATCCATGACAAGATCATGGAAATTAGCTCTTTGAGTGAGGATGAAGAAAAAAACTAATCTTGGCAGTCGCTTTGCCGGATTTTAATTTATCCTGCGAACGCTGCCACGAAAACCTCAATTTGCAAAAGGAAAACGGGTGCTTTGAGGATAGCCCTATCCCAGACAAGTGGCAAATAGGCAACCACACGTTCCAGCGTTGCCCGATCAAGGTGGTAACGCTACAAAGCTATGCGTATATCAGGGCCTACAACTGGATGCAGATGGGATTCTTGCCTAATCCGGGCGGATGGACGGAGCAGCCGGCAAAGTTCATTAGAGTGATGGACGTGATCGGAACAGAAATCAGCAAGGACCAAAAAGAAGAAAGAGAAAAAATAAAAAGAATGCACCGGAGCTGATCGGGAACCAGGAGTTAAACAAAAAATGACCAATAAGGAATTGTCTATCCTCATGAAATTACGTGATGAGGTATCCAAAAAAATACAATCCATTCAAGGACATCTCGTCAATTTTTCAAAGTCTGTTCAAGGCACCGGCAAAGCAATGGAAAGTTTTGGCAGAGGAATGTCCCAAATGGGCAAAACCATGACTTTTGTTGGTGCTGCAATTACTGGACCTCTTGCCTTGGCCTTCAAAAACGCCGCCCAATATTCCGCTGGAGCACAGTATCAGCTCGATCGTCTTAATAATGCCGCAATTCAATTTCAAGTTCAAATCGCTAATGCCATGCTTCCCGTCGTCGAGAAATTGGGAAATGCGATCCTGATGTTGTCCAATTGGTTTAATGGATTGTCGCAAGGTACAAAAAATATGATCATTCAAGGGGTTTTAATAACAGGTATCTTTTTGACACTCGGGGGAGCTATCAGCATGATCGCCGGAAGGGTAGTTACTCTTTTAGGAAGTTTTATCCAATTTGCTGGAGTGGCCGCCAGGTTTGCTATTTTAAATGCCCCTATGTTATTAATTGCCGCCGCGATCGCTGCTATTGTTTTTGCAATGCTCAAATGGAAGGGCGTCGCTAATGTCGTCATGAGCGCATTTCAGGTAATGTTTAATTTTTTATTAAATGGTTTTGATACCGTTTGGGCCGGTATGGAGAAATTTGTCCAAGGATATATGACTGGCATATCTTGGATACTGACGGGCCTAAGCAAGATACCTGGGCCTCAAAAGAAAGCCTTTGAGGATATGGCCGCCAATGCGAAAGCCGTAGCAGATGCAGCAGGGGAATTAGCTGATGGCGCCCTGCAAAGGGTCGTAGCCCGATCAAGTGAAATTTCGGATATTTTCAAGAATGGAGAGGGTACCTGGTCGCAAGGCTTCGATAGCATGAAAGAAAAAATGGGTGATGTCAATGGAATGTTTGGCACCTTGATGAGCTCCAGCTACGAATTGGAAGCCAGGGAAGCTGAGAGAATGAAAAGGATGGAAGACGACACGAAGGCCTTTCGTGAGCTGGCCGTTCAAGTAAATGACGAAGAAAGAGCCATGTTCGATGCAAAGCTTTCGGGATCCACTGCGCTTATACAGCAATTTA